GGCCACTACCAAAAGGCCCAACTACTGCAAGAGATGTTTCATTGCGTGTAGAATCAATTTTTTTGCCTGGCAGAAATTTAAGCACCGTCACTGATACAAACATATATGGCCCATCAAGAGAAATTGTTGATGGTGTAACTTACGCAGATGATATTAAAATATCATTTCAAGCAAGTTCTGATCTCGGTGAAAGAAGATTCTTTGAGGAATGGCAAAAATTAGCATTTGATGAAAAGACTTGGAACGTAGGATACTATAACGATTACATTGCTCAAATTGATTTGTATTTATTAGACAGACAAGACAATCGAAGATTTGGAGTAAAACTTTGGGAGTGTTTTCCAAAGACAATTGACGGAACTGATTTAAATCAGGGTGCAAACAATGAGATTATAAAGAATGATGTAAATTTTTCTTTTAGATATTGGACACAACTTGATGCAAATACTCAACCAACAAGTGTAACTGATAGACTAGTGACTACATTTTTTGGAACAGTTGAAAGACAAATAACAGGATCAATACCAAAAATATTGAATAGATTATAAACGGAGATTAAATTATGGCATTACCTAAACTAAACAGTGCAAACTATGAATTAAGTTTACCATCAACAGGAAAGACAATAAAGTATAGACCCTTTCTTGTAAAAGAACAAAAAGCATTAATGATTGCTCAAGAATCAGAAGATGAAAAGGTGATTGAAAATACATTTGCCCAAATTATCAATGATTGTGTTGCAGATAAAATTGACCCACACAAGATGCCAATGTTTGACATTGAGTATGTGTTTCTAAAGATACGAAGTAAATCTGTCGGAGAGATAGCTGAGTTAAGAATAACCTGTCCAGATGACGGAGAAACTAAAGTAAATGTTACAATTCCTTTGGAAGAAGTTAATGTTCAAATGAAAAAAGACCACACGAATGTTGTTTCTCTTACAAATGATATTAGTGTTGTGATGCGATATCCTTGTCTTGGTGACATGAAAGGATTTAATGCACTTGGAGAAACAAAATCATTGTTTGAAATGATAAAAAGATGCATACACGAAGTTCATGACGGCGAAAAAGTTCATAAAAGAGTTGATATGTCTAGTAAAGATTTAGATAATTTTATCGACAGTATGTCATCAAAGAATTTTGAATCTGTTGGGGAGTTTTTTACGAGTATGCCTAAATTGTCATATAACCTTGAGGTTGTTAACCCCAAGACAAAAGTTAAAAGTGTAGTTCCAATTGAGGGTCTACAAAGTTTTTTCGAATAGCCCTTTCACATGATTCATTAGAAAACTATTATCAAATGAATTTTGGAATGATGCAACATCATAATTGGAGTTTGATAGAGTTGGAAGAAATGATACCGTGGGAAAGGGAGATATACATAGGATTATTGATGAATTATTTGGAAGAGGAAAAGAAAAGACAAGCACAAGAAAATAGAAAATGAAATAGGGAAAAGTTATGGCAGAAGAAGAAAAGAATTATCACCCAGCAGATTCTAATGGTGATGGTAATGTGTCCAAAGAAGAAGAAGAAATGTATCTAGAGTTCAAACGCAAAGAACTAGAAGATGCAGATGCGATGAGAGATGCTCAACGCAACATGGCATGGTTTGCACTTGCAGGCATGTTGTTGTATCCAGCATGTGTTGTTATATCTGTTGTGGGTGGTATCGAATCAGCCGCAAAGATATTAGGTGATATGGCAGGAGTATACTTCATTGCTGTCGCTGGTATTGTTGCGGCATTCTTTGGCGCTCAAGCCTTCGTTAAAAAAACACCACCTAAGAAATAAGGACAAGTCAGATGGCCGCTAAAGATTTTAAAGAACTCATAAAAGCTCAACAAGAGACAACAAAAGCATTGATGTCTGCTGAAGATGCAGCAAAGTATGATACAATACTAACAGAAAGACAATTTGAGTTTGATAAAAAAAGTGAAGCGGCTAAACAAGGTGCAGAAACTAAAAGGGTAAGTGCAGCTGCGGCGGCGGAAAAGGCGACAAAAGAAGCTAAATTAAAAGGTCAGAAGGAAGCTGATGAGGTGGAGGGGCGCGCCCATAATAAGAAGTTAGATGCAGATAAGATTTCATCTAAAAAAATAGCAGCTGCGTTAGAAAAAACCAAAACCTTAACTGCTTCAGCTCTGGGTATTAGTGTGAAAGATTATGAACAAAGGCAAGGTCGGGAAGAATCACTTAAAAAGCAAAGTGAAGAATTAAAGTTAGTCCGTGAAGGAATAGAAAAAGGTGGTGCTAAAGCTGAAGATAATCTAAAATTTAATAAATTAAATTATCAACTAGAAAAAGCAAAATTAGCAGAAAGATTAAAAAATGCAACCAACCCAGCTGCACGAAAAGAGATAAAGAATGAACAACGAGCATTAGCAGAAAAACAATCAGGACTTCTTGGTAGTATTGCTAGGGGAATGAGCTTTTTAAGAAAGAGTGCAAAAGAGAAGTTAGCATCTGCTGGTAAAGGTATAATGAATTTACTCAAAACCACATTTATTGCTGGATTTGCAATCGCAGCTGTAGCATTTTTAAACAGCAAATATTGGGTAGAAACAAAAGAATTTATTATTAACAAAGCCGCTCCTGCCATAAAGGATTTCTACTTTAAAACTTTAAAACCTTTTGTAATGAGACTAATGGACTTTTTTAAAGACCCAACTTGGGAATCCTTCATGAATGTGTTTAGTCCTACAAGCGAGGATGGTTTAGTTAAGGGACTTGCCGGAATCACAAAGGATATTTCTCCTCTAACTCTGTTAGCAGGTCTAGCACTAGGAATTGTAGGACTAAAAAAAGGTTTTAATTTTCTTGGTGGAAAATTGGGTGGAATGTTGGGTGGAATGGGAATTCCTGGCTTTGGCGGTGAGGATGCAAAAGGTGGTGGATCAAAATCAAAATCTAAAAATAAAAAAATAAAAGGTGGTAAAAAAGGTGGGTTTTTTGGAGGAGCTCTTGCCAGTATAGGCACTGGACTTGGCGCAGGAATTGGTGGAATTCTCAGAGGAATTGCACTTGGATTGACGAGTTTTGCAAATCCTGCTGTGTTATTGGGGTCAGTTAATTTCGGTCTTGCTATAGCAGCAATAGGTGTTGGTATAGCAGGAGCCACATGGTTAGTAGGAAAATCACTACCAGCATTTGCAGAAGGTATGAAATCTTTTCAAGAACTTGATGGTGCAAAATTAGTTGAAGTTAGTAAAGGTCTGATTGCAATAGGTAAAGGTATGGCTGCATTTGGTGCAGGTAAAGCTATCGAAGGGGTTGGTAGTCTTGTTAGTTCTATATCTGGGTTCTTTGGTGGAAAGGGTAAATTAACTCCATTAGAACAACTTAAAATATTTTCTGACACAAAAATTAATGCCGCACAAGCAACAGCAAATGCAAAAGGGTTAGTCAGTTATTCTAAAGCAATGGCAATGGCTGGTAGTGCATCAGCAGCTAAAGATGATGGGTTTTTTAGTGCTATCGGAAAAAGTCTTGGTGGCTTTGTAACTTCTGGTGACGACTCCACGTTAGACAAATTGAAAAAATTTGGTAATATGGATATTAATGCAAGTGGAATAATGAAAAACTCAAAAGCAGTGGCTGAATATTCTAAAGCAATAAGTTTAATGAAAGGGGACATTACTGGTGCTGACCTTGTTAACGCTGAAAGAGCTAATCGAGTAAATCAAGCAGGGGTAGAACGATCTGGTGGTGGCGGTGGAGCTCCAGTAATAGTTAATGCACCAACAACTAGTGTTATCGACAATTCAAGTTCTAGTTCTTCCAATTTTAATACACCTTTGCTAAATAATAACCCATCAGTCAACGCAGTAAACTACTCCTATTAAAACAAAAAACCCCCTACTAATTTCTCAGTAGGGGGCTGTTTACACTAGTATCTCTACTATTCGTTTGCAAGTTTCTGAAAATAATCCATAGTATCATCTTCATCATCTTGTGTTACTGATGGAGCAGGAACAGGAGCAGTATCAACTTTTGGAGATGCTACAGGAGCAGATTCCATAATCGCAGCCGCACTTCCTACCTTAGTAGTTCCAGCAAGAACCATATCCAAACGAGTTTTCAACTCATCATATGACTTGAAGTTTGTTGGAGCAGTAAACTCTGAAAGAGCGTGTTCTTTCTTCCATACTGCTTCAATGTCATCGTCATTGTCAAACAATGGTGATGGTGCTTCAAACTCTGACTTGTCATAGTTCCAGTAACCGTCTACCTTACGAAGTTTCAACTTGAAGTTCGCACCTTGCCAGAAGTCAAAAGGATTTATAGGACTTTCATCTTCAAATGCAGGTTGCATGGTTTCCATAATCTTATCAAAGATTTTCTTACCAAAACGATAAAGGAATACCTTGCCCTCATTCTCAGGATTTGAGCCATCCTTGACAACGTAAATATTAGAGAAGTATTGCAACTTACGTTTCTGTCTACGAGCAATCTCTTTATCAGACTCTACACCAGAATTCCAATGTTCTGAGTTTAATTCTGATACAGGGTCATTCTGACCGAGTGTGGTAAGAGAGTTCTCAATATACCATTGACCTGTTGGGCCTTGAAATGCATGATTCCAGACCTTTGCCCAAGGCATATCTTCACCATCAACTGCTGGAAGGAAACGAATAACAGCATAGCCATTACCAGTTTTATCCATCACAGGTTTCCAGATTCGTTCATCCTTGTAGGACTTCTTCTCTTGTGGTGCGTTTTCTTCTTTGACTGCTCCGAGCAGTTTGTCCAAAGAATTAGATTTTTTAAGTG